TGGCGTGATATCGCTGCTAGTGCAAAATCATTTCCTAAAGAAATAGAACCAAATGTTTCATTGGCTAATATGCAAATTGATTTAGTCAACGGAGGTTCTATTGCTGTAAGGTCTGCAGATAATCCTCAACGACTTCGTGGAGAGGGTTTGGATTTTCTTGTCATGGATGAGGCAGCATTCGTGAAACCCGAAGTCTGGCAAGAAGTATTAAGACCTACTCTTACAGAAAGAAAAGGTTCTGCTTTATTTATTTCTACTCCTATTGGAAGAGATAACTGGTTTTTTGATTTGTGGGAAACTGCAGAAGATGCAGATAACTGGGAACGCTTTAGATTTTCTACAACTGATAATCCTATGATTGACCCCGAAGAAGTTGAGGCAGCAAAAGTAGAAGTAGGTTCTATTGTGTTTGCACAAGAATATTTAGCAGAGTTTGTTGATGCAGGTCAAGGTATGCTTAAACCAGAATGGTTGCATTATTTTTCTATGGTTCCAGACGCAGCAGGAAATATCAAATGCATAGTTGACGGTTCAGAATATTATTTAACTGCATTAGAAAAATTTGGTATTGTTGATTTAGCTACAACAACAAGTAAAGATAGTGATTTTACAGTAATAACTTCATTCGCAAGAACTCCAGATAACAGATTACTAGTTATAGATATGACTAGAGCAAAACTTGAAGGACCAGAAATCATTCCAGCGATAAAACGCGCAATGGATAAAAATAAGCTAAAATATGTAGGTATAGAACGCCAAGGTTTTCAAACCACGATAATCCAGATGGCGCAACGAGCTGGTATTCGTGTTAGAGACCTCAAGACGGATAAAGATAAAGTTACACGCGCACTTCCTTTATCTGCTCGAATGGAAGCAGGAGATTTGTTTTTATTACGAGACACACATTGGCTTCCAGAAGTAGAAAGAGAAATAATGACTTTTCCTGCTGGAGCACATGATGATATTATCGATACTCTGTCTTACGGAGTTCAAATGCTACAAGAACAAAGAAGCTGGAGCGCGTATTAATGGCTGAAGATAAGTCAAGATTTTCAAAAGCATTAGATTGGTTGAATGCCCCAACTGATGCCCGAATAAGAAGAGAACAAAAAGGTTTAATTGTAAACCAAACAGAGTATTCATTTTTAAATCAAGCAGTTATGGGTTACAATACCCAGTCTGGTTATTTTGACCATAAAAAATTAGCTGAACTCGGAGATGGAACAGGTAACTCCGCAGTTATAGCTTGTCTTAATGTTTTAGCTACAGCTTTTGCAGAACCATCACTTCTAGTATCTGCAAGAAATTCTGAGGGTGATTATCAAAGAGATATGAATCACGAAGTTGTAAAACTATTTAGAAGACCTAATCCTTATATGACACAGCAATTATTAGCAAACTATATAGTCACTTCTATCAATGCCAACGGAGATGCTTTTATTTTTAAAAATAGAAATGCAAGAGGACAAGTAGTTGAATTAGTTCCTTTGATGCCTCACCTAATAGAACCTAAAGGTAATGAAAATGAATTAATAACTCATTATCAATATTCACCCCAAGGTGGAACACAGGGCGAAGATAGTGTAAAAATTCCAAAAGCCGATATGATACATTTGCGTCAAAATGTTGACCCAAATAATATGAGGCGTGGTCTTGCTCCACTTAGAGGCGTTCTAAGAGAAATAGCAGGAGATGAAGCGGCTGGACAATATACAGCAGCTTTATTACATAACATGGCGGTACCCGGAGTTATTCTCTCACCAAGAGATGATGCTATGGGTGGTCCAACTAGAGAAGAAGCAGAAGCTATTGCTGATATGTATAAGCAAAAGTTTGGCGGTAAGAACAGAGGTGCTCCTATGGTCTTGTCCGGTGCTATGAATGTTGAAATAGTATCTTTTTCTCCAGACCAAATGAAGTTAGCCGAATTAAGAAGAATACCGGAAGAAAGAGTATCTGCTGTACTTGGCGTTCCAGCTGTTCTTGCAGGACTTGGTGCCGGTCTTGATTCAGCTACATTCAATAATACGAAAGAACTTAAAGAGTTCTTTACTGAGTCTAAACTTGTTCCAATGTGGAACATGGTTGCGCAAGAATTGACTCATCAATTGTTACAACCAGAGTTCAACGGCAATGACAATCAATACTGTGAATTTGATGTTGATAATGTTAGAGCTTTAGCTGATGACAAAGACAATCTCTATAAACGCATGAATACTGCTGTACAAGGGGGTTGGGTAACAATTGGCGAAGCTAGAAAAGTTGTAGGTCTTGAAGCAGATAACAGACACGATGTTTATCTAAGACCACTTAACATGATTCAAGTTACAGAAGATGGAAGTCCACTTCTTAATGACCAGCCAGAATCAGATAACGATGATGAGAAAAAATTGACAACTGTAGACTTACCGCCAGAGGTAGAGAGAACTGATAGAATTATCGGCACTCCTACAGAAGACGAAATGGAAGGCAAATATATTGCAGAAATGCCTAATGGCTCATATTGTGTAATTAGTCACGATGATGGAAAAATTATAAAATGTTTTAAAACTAGAAGAGAAGCCGAAGAGTTTTTGAATAATAAAAAAGATGGTGAGATTGAAGAAATTAAGGTATCTTTAGAAGAAGCAGAAGTAATGTACGAACGAGGTGATGAATTGCATAGTCCAGAAGAAAAGAAAACAAATTTTCCTAGAAGTGGTGATGACCAAAAAATAAGCTTATCAAATTCTCAACATCCTCAGTTTCCTAGTTATGCATATGTTAAAGACTTAAAAGAAAACTGGCCAGAAATTTGGAGACGAGCTGGTACTGGTGGTAATCCTCCTACATCATTTACTGGTAATGATGCTTTTAATAAATGGACAGATTATAAAGGGGGAGATAGAAGTGAATCCACACTTAACTGGGTAAAGAGAAGAGAACGATTTATGAATCGTCACAAGAAAAATAACAGACTTAATGGAACAATAGCTGTAATGAAGTGGGGAGGTATCACAGCAGGTGGTGTCTCACAAATGAAATCAGTCGTTAATGATTACAAAAAAGTAGTTAGAGAAAGAAGAAAAAAATCATTGGATATTGCTGAAGATATTTTAATGAAACAATTATCTGCAAGAGTTAGAAAAGCTTTACAGAAAAAAGTAGAAGACCATAATAAAAAGAATCCAAAGCATAGAGCTACTTTGAGAATGTTATCAGCAGTATTCAGAAGAGGTGTTGGTGCTTATAGAACATCACCGGGTTCAGTTAGAGGTAATGTTACATCAGCTGACCAGTGGGCGATGGCCAGAGTTAACGGGTTTTTGAGAGCGCTAAGAACAGGTAGATTTAGAAGAAAACCTTACGACCAAGACTTACTACCAAGTTCTCATCCATTATCTTCTAAGAGTTCTGGTAACAAAGCAGAATCTGTTAGAGTTGGACAAGCCGTTAGTTGGTCCATAAATAAATATCCCGACCCACCATCTGTTGTACATGGAATAGTCACTTCTGTTAACAATACCGACAAAGAGGCAACAATGGTTGTATGGGCTAGATTAGAAAATGGCGACCATAAAAAGACTGATAGGAAAGTAACGATGCCCATTAGTAAGCTCAGAATCATATCAGACTTTAGGCAATAAAAAACTAAATCCCGAAATCATAGTATAAAATAGTTAAAACGCACATCTGAATAATCTATTGTACAATTTAAGATTGAAGGATGTATGAATAACGAATCTAAAAACATTGATATAGAGTTGAAAGATGACTCTGGTCAAGTAGAAGCGGTTTTCAGCATATTTAATTCCCTTGACAGTGACGGGGATGTTGTTATGCCGGGAGCTGTCAAGTCTGGTTTTAAAAATAACCAAGTTCCAATGGTATGGTCTCATAAATGGGATATGCCTATTGGAAAAGGAACTATAAATCAAGATAAAGATAAAGCAGTATTTAAAGGTGAATTTTTTATGGACACTGAGTCTGGTAAAGAAGCTTATAACCTAGTAAAGAATATGGGCGATATGCAACAATGGTCATTTGGTTATAAAGTAAATGATTCTGAATTTGCAAAAGCTGATGGTCAAGACTCTGATGCAAGATTCCTAAAAGACCTTACGGTCTATGAAGTTTCTCCAGTATTAGTTGGTGCTAATCAAGATACTTATACTCTTGCTATAAAATCAAATACCGAATTGCTTAAGGAAATAGCTAATGACCCAGAAGAGGGTTCGGAAGATGAATGTTGTGGAAATTGTGAAGACAAACATTCTAAAAATACAGAAGAAAAAGTTGCTCCGGCAAAAGATGTATTTGATAATCCCGGTCAAGCTATGGAAAGAAGCAAGGAATTATCTTGTGCAATAGGAGTACATACTCATAAGTTAGAAGATGGTAAAACAGTATTTATGCCTTGCAAGTCTCATGAAGAATATCATAAAGCAACTGGTAATGATAAACCAGCTGGAAGTATGGAGACAGATGGTTACGGATACGATGAAGACGATGATGATGACAAAAAAGGGTATGGAGATGACGAAGACGAGATGAAAGATTGTAAATATGATAAGGGAGGACCTTGTATGAAAGAACATTATGATGATGAGAAAAAATCATCAGAAAAAGATTTTGAGGATTCACAGGAAGACAGCAAGTCTTTCTCTGAAGAAGTCATAGATGTGCTTGCTGCATTGGATGACTTAGTTGCAAGAGCAAAAGCAATAGCTATGCTACGCGACAAAGATGGAAGGAAATTAGGCGTTAAAGCCACCGAAGCACTTCGTGCAGTCGCAGACGACTTAAACGATGCTTGGACCGAGATTGATGAGTTCATAGGACATGTCGGAACTGAGGGTGCTTTGGAGTTAGAAGTAGAAGAAGAACTTGTGGAAGATGAACCAGCTGAAACAGAAGAGGTAGCTGAGGCTTCAACTGATACTATTGATGTTGAAACAGAAGCCGAAGAAGTTACTGAGGAAGAAGCTCCAGTAGAAGAATCTACTGAAGAAGAACCGGAAGATGAAGCTGCTGAAGAAGAAACTCCAGAAGATAACACTGATTCCTCTGACGATATAGATTTTGACGCAGAGTGGGTAAGGGCACAGCAGATTATTGCTGAATCCTTAGTCGAAGAAATAGAAGAAGTATAAGCAATTATAGATTGGAGAATCTAAGAAAATGAGTAATCAAAAAGAACTCATGGACAAAATTGCTGCCAAGAGAACAGAACTTAAAACTGTTTTTGAATCCGCTGAAGACGGCAAGTACACCTCTGACCAAAAAGAGGAAATTAAGTCAAGAAATGACGAACTTGCTGAATTAGTAGAAGACTTGAACATTGAGAAGAAAAAAGCTCAAAATGAGAAAGCTCTTGAAGAAGATTCAAAGCCAGTTGCAGAAATGCCACTAGCTTCAGCTGAAGCAGAAGTTAAATCTGTTGGGCAGCTCTTTACAGAGTCCGATGCTTACAAAAATTATGTAGGCCAAGGTGTTAAGGGTATTGACTCAAAGATTGAGACCAAAACAACTTTAACAACCACAGGATATCCACCAGAGACATTGCGTCAACCGGGTATCTTGGAAACACCTCTTAGAGACCCAAATGCTGTTATATCATTATTTGATGTAATCAACACAGACCAAAATGCTTTCTCTTACTTAGAAGAGACAACATTTACAAACAACGCAGCTGAAGCTGCCGAGGGTGCTGCTGTTGGTGAAGCAGCTTTGGCTTTCACCGAGAGAACAGAATCAATCCGTAAAATGGGTGTATTTATCCCAGTTACAGATGAACTATTAGCAGACGAAGCTGGTATTCAAGGTTACTTGAACAGCAGACTTCAAACAATGATTCGTTTAAGAATGGACAGTCAGCTCCTTGCAGGAGATGGAACTGCACCTAATATCGAAGGATTGTTAGATGCTGGTAAATCATCAGTTGGTTCATCCGACTTCAATAGTTACAATGGTAACTTAGGAAGAATTGGAGCAATTTACAATGCCATTACTGACATTAGAGTTAATGGACTTACAGAGCCAGATGCAATTATTATGCATCCAAGCGACTGGAATCAAATTGTTACATCAGTAACTGATGTTGACACATCTGGTTCTAAGAACCCATTGTTCGTAGTTGCAGGCGGATTTGGTGCAGATGCTGCTCCAACAATCTGGGGTCTAAAAGTCGTTCCTACCACAGCAATTTCCAACAACACAGTTCTTGTTGGTAAATTCGGTGGTGGTGAAGCAGCTAATGTTGTTATGAGACAAGGTATCGAACTTGCTGTAACTGACAGCCACTCTGATTTCTTTATTAAGAATCAGTTAGCTATCAGAGCTACAATGAGAATGGGTTTCCCTGTTTACAGGCAAGCAGCTTTCCACAAAATACTAAATATGTAAAATATCTAGTATTTGGATATTTGAAGAGAGCCGGTTAAACCGGCTTTCTTCTTTTTATAGGGTAAAATGATTTCATTATGTCAGAATATACAAAACCAGAAAAAAGCATTTGGAAATTAGCAGACGGTAAAATTTGGGAAGGCCCTCAATCAGAGCTACCTAAATCTAACGCTTCACTAATAGCAAAAGCTGGACACGAATACCCTACTGCTTGGTTAAAAGAGCAAGGTTGGGGTAAAAAAGCTCCTGCTAAAAAAGCTCCTGCAGAAAAAGCAGCAGCAAAAAAACCTGCTGAAACCAAAGCTGTAAAAAAAGCAGAAGATAAATAAAAGGAGTCTTAAATGGCTCTTTGTAGCGTCAGTGATGTAGAGCAATTTCTACAAGTAGATTTAAACTCTACAGTAGAAGCTTCAGTCACAAATACTTTTATACCTTATGTGGATTCTGCTATTAAAAGATTTTTAGGGTATGATGTCGAGCAAGCAACACACACAGAAACTTTTGATGGAAATGAACAGCAAGATTTATTTTTGCGTCATGTTCCTATTGCCTCTATATCTAGTGTTGTTGAAGATGGCAACACATTAGTTTCCGGTAATGAAAAAGATTATGTTCATTACGATAACGGTAGATTAAGAAGAATAGTTGTTAGATGGTCTGGTATAAAACCTAAAAATGTTGTAGTCACTTATGTTGGAGGTTATGCTTCTAATAATATTCCAGATGCAATAAAAAATACATCAGCAAAAGCTGCAGCACGAATGATTATGACTTCTTTACAAATATCATCAAAAGCTGACACAGGTCAAGTAGGTTCACACTTAGCAGACAATACAGCCTCATCTACATTTGATGTCCCTATAACTGAGAGAATTGGTGACTATGATATTGCTTATGGTGATGTAGTTATACAAAACTTAACACCAGTCCTAACTTCTGCTGATATGGCAATATTAAACCCCTTTCGAGCCAGATTCTTTGTATAATTAAATCATGGTACATAGAAAAGCTCCTTCCCTAGAGGAAGCTAGGGAGCTCTTTCTAGCAGACCCAAACAAAATGTTACAAGCATGGGCGGATGAATGGGGAGTTACGCATGAAAGAGTTAGACAGTTAAGAATAGAATCTGGTGTTCCTCAACGAGGTGCTTACAATGAAGAAATAGCAGAATCTATTTTAGATATTATAAAGACAGGTCGTGGTGGTTTAACTACTCCTAGAACATATGAAGACCAACCTATAGGTTTAGAAAGATTTAAAACTTGGATTGATGAGGAAGAAGGCTTAGCCGATAGGGTATCAGAAGCTCAAAAAATAGCAGCAAAAAATTTAAAAGACCCAATAGAAAAAGAATGTAAATATTGCAAAAATTGGAAACCAGTTGAAGAGTATGGTAGAAATCAAAAATATCTTGATGGTCTTACAAGATTTTGCACAGAATGTATTTATATTCTTAAAGAAAAGAAAAAAAATTTAGGAGAAGAAAAACTCAAAAGATGTTTGTCTTGCAAACAAGATAAAAAAGTATCTGATTTTTCTAAAAATCCTAATGCTCCAGATTCTTTACGAATGTTTTGTAAGGACTGTCACAAAGCGCAAAAAAGAAAACAGAGAAGACAAGCAAGGAAATTTCATGCCTAGATATGAACATCAGTGTATAAAACATAAATGTTATTTTGAATTTGAAGTAACATATTCAATCCATGAAGACCCTTTAATAAAATGTCCTAAATGTTCATCACATACTAAAAGATTAATTTCTAAAAATGTAAGTTTTGAAACACCAGTAGATGTAGAGTGGGAAAAAAACCCTAAAGATTTAACAGAAAAATCTTTTCGTCAATTTAACAAGGCTAAGAAAGTAAAATATAGATGGTAAAAGATATTGGTACGCAAGAAGTTATAACAGGTAAAAATAAATATTTTTTACACTATCATACTTATTCAATTCTTAATGACCCAGTAAATAAAAATAATTTTGTTGTTTCGTTTTATATACCAATTAAAAATTTGCTATATTCAAGACCGGGAATAAAACAAATATTACCGATTCATCCAAATTGTAATGTTGTAGATATAAATAAAAATGTATACAAAAATTTATTATCTAATGTAAAACAAGAGTTTGGAGAAAAAGGAACTTTTCATTTAAAATCACAAAGTATAAAAATAGTTTGTAAAGATTTAGAAATTTCAGATACAACTAATAGAGTTGCTTTTAGTATCGATGATATAACTCATCAAGGTATAGTTGATGGTGCAAACTTATACTTGTCTATAAATAAATTAAAACAAGAAGAGATATACAAGCATTCTTATGTAAAAGTAGATTTCTATGTTATGCAAGATGCAACACTATCTGATGACATGGTCGAAACATTAGATGCTAAATTATCAATAGATAATCAAATTAATCTTTCAAATAAAGAATTACATTGGCTACAAGAAATTATAGATGAAACTGATTACAAGGACGAGATAGACACGACAGAAGTCTTATGTCTTATTAACCTCTTTAGAAATAATTATTATGATGCAGATGTAAATAATCAACCTACTGATTCTTATTGGAATAAACAAAAAATTAAGGAGATGTATAAAGAAAATCCAAACGCTTTTATACAATATAAAACTATCGTAAAAGATATATTGTATTTGTATGATTATGTAAATTGGAAAACACAAGAGCTTTGGCCTAGTAAAAGAGGAAGTTTAACAAGTCTTGGTCTTACTACACAATATAATCAAAAGGCATATCAATTCAATATATTAGATAAAAAGTTAGATTATAAACTTCATGATGCAGTTATATATATTTTACTTAATGGTTTTAGGCCTTTTGTGATTTTCAATTCTGACACAACAGCAAGATGGTCAAAAGATTTTTCAAAACTCTTAGAACTATATGACAATATACTTGTTGAAATTGTTTCAGTTATAAAAGATTACAGTTCACAGATGGGTCACAATCCTCATTTGCTCGGAAAAAATAAAATGCTTTACAGTATTGTTTACAAAGAATTTATGATGGGAGACTTACTTAACCAATTTTTGTAAATTCATGATGTAATATTTGTGTATGCCTATAAGACACAAACTATTACCAGAGACTGCAACTATTCAAACAGTATCAGATACAAATATTGACGAAAGAGGTTTACCTAGTGATAACTGGTCTAACACTTTTACTAATGTCAAATGTAAGTTTGAATCACTTGGTGCAGAAGAAGACAGAGAAGGCAGAAATACAACCATAGAATCTTTTAATGTATATTTAGAAAAAGGTGTAACTATTGTTCCCGGAGATAGGCTAGTTAGAGGTAGTGATTTGCACGAGGTAACTATGGTTCAACCAGTACTTGATAGATATGGAGTTGAATGTTATAAAAGGGTAGAAACATTCGTATCTAAGTAATGGGTCAAATATATAAAACGCCCAAAGCTTCAAACCAAAGACCGGGTAAAACTAATGCAGAAATATTTAGAAGTAACCTATATAAATATGGTAAAGCCGCAGGTACTGCCCGTGTAGTACCGGGAATCGCAGGAACCAATATTGCTAATGTACTAGCTACGCAAAGAAACATTGCATATCCTATTGCTCGTTTTCTAGGTAACTATGATGCGTTTAGAAAGCGTGGAGAACAAGGACAGATGGGTTTTATCTCAAGAGGTATTGCTCGTGCAGGAAGAATTGTTTCTGGTTCTATTACAGGTAGGGCTATAGACGCAGCAATTAGGCCTTTAGGCAACTTCGGTGGCGGAACATTTGGTCCACTCGCTAGTCGTGCTCTTCGTGTTCAATTAGGTAAACAATTAACTAAAAATAATCCTATAGATAATGTAGTTAATAAAATTACTAAAAATGCAACTGCTGAAGCACAAGCAAAAGTTGATGGTAATGCAATAAATTTTGACATAAGAAAAAATACAACAGTGGCAAGAGAAGCTCAAAAGGTATTAGAAATGGTCTTTGCAAATATGCTTGCTATGGCTCCAGATGTATCTACTGGTCAATATAATGTTGGTGGCCGTATGTATAAAAAAAATCAATTAAATGAAAACTTAATGAATAGTGTTGATGAATTTAACAAAATGGGTATTGCTTACAGGGGAAAAACCGGTAGAAAAGAATTTAGAGATATATTTGGTTTTAAAACACCCGGACAAGCAAGAGCAACATTATTAGCAAGTATTGATAAAGATAATATAAGACCTACTAAAGGTAGAAATGTAGATGCTTTCTTTAAAGGAAGTATAGAAGTTGGTGGTAGTATTAGGTCTTTTCCTTGGATATGGGCAGTAGAATATGGTGGTGATATACCAGTTCATTATCCAATAAAAAGAAAAGGAAAACATGCTTTAAATAGAGATAGTAAAGGTAATGCACTATATTCTGAAAGATTAAGTAAAATAACTGACCCAAGACAAAAGAAAAAAATTATGGACAAATTCAATATGACCAATGTTGAAGATGATACATTGATACCTGTAAATCACTATATTCCACCGTCATTCTTTATCCATCGTGCTGCAGAAAAAGCAGCTAGAAATGCGGACAAAATGGTAACTATGCAACAAGTGAAACTGACAAGTCCCGGTTCAAGATATTATGATGAATGGTTAAAACTTTCTAAGAGAAATTCTATTATGACAAAGAAACCATCGTATTCTGATAAATTTCAAACTAGAGCAGAAAAAGCTGCAACAAGACTTTTATTTAGAGAACTATATTCACAAGACAGAGGACCCGGTCAAACTCAATTTAGTAATTTAGAAGCTGCTATACCGGGCCCGAGAGTCGAGTTAGCGCATGGTGGTTTTTATTCTAAGGAACTTCAAGAAGCAATAGGTATAAATGTTGTACCGGAAGATTTTAGATTTTCTTTTGCTTTTCACACTAAAAAAACAGATACTGCTCCAGTATTAAAAAAGGCATTAGATGTATATATAAGAAAAGGTGGATTTAGCACTTCTTATAGTAAAGAAGTAATACAAGATGTATCTAATGCAATAAGTCAAGTTCCGGGTAGAAGTAGAAAATCTGAAATGGAAAATATGGAGGATGCAGCTAGATATGTTGAATTATTTAATAAGTATAAAAAAGCTCAAGGAAATGTTACTGATAGTATGGGTCAAAAAGGTCGTAGGGCAGAATATTTAGATAAAGTATTTCAATTAAGTGTAAAGAGAAGTCCGGGTGGTAGAAGAGCCTCAGTAACACTTAGAAGAAAACAAGGAAGTGTCAAAGCATCCAAAAAAAGGCAGATAGACCAGTCTAAAAAACAAAAACTAGGTGACTTAGTATTTAGTGACTTAGATATTCGAGACATTATTGATGAACTCGGGTAACGATTTGAATGATATAATACTTTCATCATGGGTATAAAAAAAGTAGGTGTATTACACGACGAATCACAAAAGTTTCCGCCTGACGCGGAAATAATATTCCGTGAGTGGGCAGTTAATAATACAGCCATAACAAATATATGTTCTACGAGAATAGCAACAAGATTACCAAGAAACGCAACATTACCTTTTCTTACTTTTTTTGTCGCTGGTGGGTCTTTAGTAAGTCCAAAAGGTGACGCAGCAATAGGAGCTGTAACTATACAAGTCAATGCTTTTGCAGGTAGATGGGGTGGCGGTACATCATCTCAACCAGACTATGCAACTGCTTATCAGTTAGCTAATGGTGTTGCAGAAGCTGCATTTAAATCAGCAAAAACTATTGTACATACTACAACTACATCAACTAAGGGTGTTATATATGGATTTGATATTTTAGAAATGCCAGAGCGTATAGAAGAGACTGACACTGGATTAGGACATTATCAGCTATCATTAAGTATGTATTATCGAGGATTAGATTGATATGAGTAAAAAAATAAAAGTTAAGGTGAATCCTTTGTTGTTGGATAAATCAACAGTTAGAGACACAGTCTCTAATATTGTATTTAACCACAATGATTGGGTGGAAGTAGATATGGACATCTGGGAGCGCCTCAAAGATGCAAAGTATAAACAGGGTAAAACAAAAGTCTCTGTTTTGATTGCAGATGAGGAAGAACCGGATGACTCTCCTGCAGAGGAAGACAATGAACCTGCAGAGGAGGTAGTGGAAGACTTCTTTATAGCTGAAGAAGAATAACGACAAAGCAGATTCGACTCTTTATTGAGTCGGCAGAGCTCTGCTGATTAAGTATAAGACTAGATATATAGGAGACAGAAATGTCATATAGTACAAGCGGTACAATTAGTGAAGTATTAATTGGAACTGGTGTTCTCTATATTAAAGACGCGTCTACTTCAAACTTGGCATATCCGGGGAATGATTCAAATAACTTTGAAAATCCTACAGGAATGACTGTTGCTTGGGACCAAGTTGGGTATTCTGAAGATGGCTGGACATTAGAAGTTGATAAAACTTTTGAAGATGTCATGGTCGCTGAAGAGTTAGACCCAATTAAAACTCTCAAGTCAGCGCAAGAAGTTAGATTAACAGGTGAGTTAGCACAGGCTTCTCTTGACAACTTTAAAATCGCCATGGGCGGAGGTAATCGTCAAGCAGATGAAATCGGTGCAGGTCAAAATGGCGGTGCGGGTACATCCCAATCTGGCTATCACACCTTTAAACCACCTACATCAGATACCTTTACCGAGTTTGCATTACTTTTGCATGCTGATGGTCAAGCTGGTTCTGACAGACAATTTTGGATGCCAAGAACAGTGAACACAGGTTCATTCGCCATGGCTCACCAAAAAGCTCCAGCTAAAGTTACTTTAGCTACAGAGTTTAAATTGTTAGTTCCAGAAACAACTGGATTAAATGTTGGTTCTGATGCTGCAGGTAATTATTACTTGTTCGTAGTCGTCGAAAATAGAAACGACAGTGACGAATTAGACATTAACTAATTTAAATAAGATAGGAGATATTAAAAGTGGTAAAAGACTTTGATGAGGCTTTAAAAGCCGACAAAAATAATATATTGCAGATTAAAGTAGCTGGAAAAGAATACGAACTACCGGCTACTTTACCTGCAAGAACGGTTCTTACACAAATGAGATTTGCTGGAGAATCTGGGGATACTGTTCCAATGGATGCACTTCCAGAATGGATTGCTTCTTTAGTAGGTCAAGAAAACTTTGACCAAATGCTTGAAGATGGCATGACATGGAATCAGATGAACGAATTACTGGTTTATTTGTTGGAATCTTACGGACTTAACGCACAAGCTGGTGAAACAGTAGCAGAAGTTGAGGACGAAGAAGGAGACGAAGAAGCCCCAAAATAAGTTGGACCTATCAAGATATTCTTGAACTTTGGGGTCCACTAGAATCAGATTTTCTACGCTTTTATCAAATAGAACAACCCTTAAATGTAAGGTGGAATAAATTTCTTAGACTTGTTGCATATCTACCACAAGATACATCAACATTTTTTAGAATACTTTCACATAGACAGTTAGAGATAACTGATGAAGGAAAGTTAATTAAGAAAGAAAGTTCCGAATCATATAAAGCACGCACAGCGTTGCGAAGGCATAATAAGAGAGATAATAAATTGAGAAGTAAAACAAACCTAGACGATATTATAGGTAACATAGGAGGCGGTTATGGCTAAAGGGGCTGCCGCAGCTGGCGTTCCTCCAATAGTATTATCTTTAAAAGTAGACTTAGATTCTGCAAATGATAAGGTAAAAAAAGAACTAGGAAGCTTAAGTACAACATTAGCTGGATTTTATCAATCTACTGGTGCGGCAGTTGCCGCAAGTGCTATAGCTGGTGCAGTTGGTGCAGTAGCAGCTTTAGGTGCAGCAATGATGTTGACAGTTGGAGCATCTTCTAAGTTTGAAGATTCTTTTGCTGGTATAAAGAAAACAGTAGATGCAAGTGACGCAGAGTTTAAATCTTTAGCTGGTAACATAAGGCAACTAGCAACAGAAATACCAATTGCTACTAGTCAATTAAATCAAATTGGTGAGTTAGGTGGACAGTTAGGTGTATCAACCGGTGGTTTACCAGCATTCATAGATACTATAGCTAAGTTAGGTGTTGCAACAAGATTATCAACTGAAACTGCAGCATTATCTTTAGCTCGACTTCAAACTATATTTCAATTACCAGAAAATTCTGTTAGTAACTTAGCTTCTTCATTAGTTGATTTAGGTAACAACTTCGCAGCTCTTGAAGATGAAATACTTTCAACATCATTACGATTAGCAGCAGGTGCTAAAGTAGCTGGAGCGACAGTTGCGGATACTTTAGCGATTGCTACTGCTCTTCAAGCGGTCGGTGTTCAATCACAAGCTGGTGGTACAGCGATGGCTCGTGTGTTTCAAGCTATTACAATTGCTTTGCAAGGTGGTACAAAAGAAATGCGAGTCTTTGCACAAGTAACAGGTTTAGGAGTAGAAGGATTTAAACAATTAGCTACCGATGACCCAGCTCAAGCTTTAAATGCATTTTTGATTGGTTTACAAAGAGCATCTGACGAAGGTAGGAACTTAGTTGCTATTCTTGACGAATTAGGTCTTAAACAACAGAGAACAATTCGTGCATTGCTAGCTGTTGCAGAGGCTGGAGACTTGTTGTCTGATACTTTAAATACAGCAAACATAGCTTTTGATTTGAACATAGCATTACAAGATGAAGCTAATAAAAGATTCGAGACGGCTAAATCACAAGTTAAGTTACTTAAAAATGCTTTTACTGAATTAAGAATTGAAATCGGTAACTTTTTCTTACCTGCTCTTAAAAATATACTAGCTGGACTTACAGGTTTAGGACTTGCTTTAGCAGAGGATGATAAAGAGTTTGAAGGCATGACCACTACTCTAAAAGTATTTGTTGGAGTAGTAAGTGGATTGACTGCAGGTATAGGACTGCTTGCGGGAGCATTTATAAACATAAAAATGGCTGCACTAGCCGCAGGTGAAGGCATGATATTCTTTATGAAAAATACTATGATAGCTCAACTTGCTGCTGGTACATTTACTGCAACTTCTCGAGCTATGGCTGCATCAGTTGCATTTTTAACATTTAACATTGGTAAATTATTAGCTGTTTTAGGACTTCTTACTGTAGCTTTTATGATTAATCAAGGAGCGAATGTAAAAGCTAGAAGAGCGTCTGAAGCTTATGTAAAGTCAATACAAATTCAATTACCTTTGATGGAAAAAATTGCAGAAAAAGAAAAACAAATAGAAGAGTTAAGAGACTCAAGAACCATCGAAGGAAATATTGTTAGGTTAAATAAAAATAGCACTGCAGTTGCTCTATTAGAAGGTGAATTACAAGCTCTCAAAGAAGCACTAATAGATGTAGAAGCAGCAAGTGCTAGAGCATTTTTAAATATTCCTAAATTTGCAAGAGATGTAAGTTTTGATGAAGCTAAAGAAGCAGTTTTGTCTTTTGACAAAATTATATCTGATTTACCACAGTTAGATGAGATTATGCAACAAGAACAAGAGGGTTCTTTATTTTTTATAGCACCTCCAGAAATTGCAAAAGATTTTGCCAAAGAGTTTGACATAACAGTGAAAGAAGCTCAAGACATACTAGATGGTGGGTTTGATACTGTAACACAGTTTTTAAATATTAGAGCTTTGGAAGATGAAAATGCATTTGAAGTAGGTGGAGCTATCTTAGAAACTTATGCACAGGGAATAAAAGCTGCAATAGGTCAGGATAGTATTGAAGCTTTTAGTACTTATACTGATGAGCAAAGACTGTTTCTTGAGAATACACTCAAATTCGTTGATGGTTTTCTTTTGGCTGGAAATAGAATTAGAAGAATAGATAGCGAACAAGAAATGATTATGGAAGGTAATCTTAAAATGCTTGCTGACTATAACGCATTAGCAAAAGAAACAGAGGGTATAGAACAAATAACAGAGGCAGAGTTTATTAATGACCCAGCAAAAGCAATGGAAGTCTTTAGAGTTTTATCGGGAGAAGCTAAAAATTTAAATACCGAAATGGAAGATGCCGTTGGTAATGCTGAAGACCTTAAAACTGCATTTGATGATGCACTGGCACCATTAAAAGATATCAATGTATTAATTAGTGATATACAACCACCAGAAATAATAAATATTGATGAGTTAAAACAGGGTGCTCAAATGATGCAAGATTTGGAAACAGTTCTGGCAAGTGGTGTGTTTCAATTACTTGAAGCAGGATTTCCTGCCTTAGCTTTAGATTTTGCAGAAGGCGGAATAGAAGCTAAAAACATGGGTAAATTGATTGCTATTGTAAACAATGGTATAAGTTCTACAGACGAGTTCTTAAGTGACATGAATAGTGGAATAGAAAGCTCTAATGCAGAAATAGCAGGTTTGACTTCTGAATATGCAAATAATGAAGAAGCAATTAAAAAACACATACAAGTAACTCATGGATTAGTAGGTGATATTGCAGATATAGAAAAAAATAGAGCAGCTATTGGTAGAGTATTGGAATCACAGAGTAAAACTATTAAAGCAGAAGG